AGGTCAACACCTGGGGCGCCGGTGGGGACGTGTTCGGCGGGGACTGGGATCAGACCCCGTGACGTTCCCGTTCGCGCAGACGGTCACGGTCGTCAAGCGGGTCAAGTCGGGCACGGACTCGTTCGGCAACGACGTGTTCACGACGACGCAGGTCGACGTGCCGGGGGCTTTCAACCCGGGAACGTCGGCGGAACTCGTGCAGGGCCAGGATCTGCTGACCGTGCAGCCGAGCGTCTACCTGCCGCCGGGTACGGACGTGGCCGCGATCGACGCGGTGCAGGTGGGCGGGCTGCTCTACGAGGTCGACGGGAGTCCGAACGCCTGGACGAACCCCTATACGGGCTGGAATCCGGGCACCGAGGTCAAGCTGCGGCGGGTGACCGGGTGAGCCGCTTCGATCCCTCCTATCCCGGACTCGGTGAGCTGCTGATCTCCCCGGAGATGCAGGCGGCGATGCACGACCTGGCCAAGAAGGCGAAGGATGCGGCAGTCGCCACGTCTCCGGTCGGGCCGCCCAGCGATCCGCACCGCGAGCTATACCGGGATTCCTGGGAGACGGACTCCGGCATTCAGGACGGCCCGACGCGTCGCGCCTACGGCGAGGTGTCGAATCCTGTGGACTACGCCGCCTCGATCGAGTTCGGCAACGGGCGCGGCACGGAGGCCCACTACGTGTTGACCCGCGCCATCGACATGATCCGGGAGTAGAACATGCCGCTGATCCACTGGACCTACAAGCGCGACGTCACTCGCCACAGCGACAAGCCGTTCCACGTTCTCGACTGGCAGGCGCGGCAGCTCATCGCGGAGCGCCGCGCGGAGCTGGTCGACGCCGAGGCGCTCGAGGAGTTGACGAAGCCGGAACTGGCGGAGGTCGCCGAGCAGGTGGGCGTGAGCCTGCCGAAGCGGGACGCCAAGGGTCACTTTATCAAGAAGATCGCCGAAGCCGAGGGGCCGTGACCTTCGGCGGTGTCGAGGCGCTGCTGATCGGCTGGCTACCGTCGCAGGTCACCGCCCGCGCTCTCACCGACCTGCCGGCGACGCTGGTCGATGACGTGCCGGTCGTGCAGGTCGTCCGCATCGGTGGCCCGTCCGACGACGACGATCCGACCCTGGTCGCCGCAACCGTGTCCGTCGACTGTTTCGCCTCGGATCGCCTGGCGGTCACGGTGCTGTCGCAGCAGGTCGACGACGCCTTCCGCAAGGCGCTGCCGGGCACACTGACGGGCGGCGCGTCGGTGACGAAGGTCCGCACCCTCACCGGCCCGTCGTGGCGGCCCTGGAACGACACCGCCGTACGCAGGTTCGGCGCCACCTATCAGGTGTGGCTCAAGACCCACTAATCGGCTTCGTGTCCCATAGAATACGGCTATGCCAAATAAGCGCATCCCGACCGAAGTCCGATTCTGGGCGAAGGTTGACAAGTCGGCCGGAGAAGACGGCTGCTGGATATGGACTGCGAAGCGAAACCTAGGCGGCTACGGCCACTTCTGGGATGGCACTTACTTGGCTTCCGGGCGCAACCGCCTAGCCATCGCTAGCCGCTGGGTCTACGAACACACCAACGGGCCGATCCCCGACAACTTGCTTGTCTGTCATCGGTGCGACAACCCGCCGTGCGTGAACCCTTCGCACCTGTTCCTCGGAACCCGAGACGACAACCTCCGAGACATGATGAACAAGGGCCGGGATCGGCACCCCTGCGGCCCAGACCACGGAATGCGCTTACGCCCCGACCGGACGCCGAAAGGCGTCAGGAACGGCAGGGCGAAGCTAACCGAGGTCGAGGTGCTGGCGATACGGGAAGCCCATGAGGCTGGCCGATCGCAACGAGCCGTGGCTAGAGACTTCGGGGTCAGACCCGAAACTGTCGGCCACATAGTCCGGCGCAAGACCTGGACGCACATCTAGCACTGAGCCCAGCTCATCCCCCTGATCCCCGACCCTGGCGAGCCCGCCAGGGTCGTTGGCATGCTCTGAGAGGACGACGACTATGCCCGTCGACACCGATTACGCACTGGCGATGTCCGACGGCATCGTTTCGCAGGCGCCGCAGGACACGGCCGAACCGACCGGCATGGAGGTACTCGCCACGCCGTGGGTGGACCTGGGTGCGATCTCGACCAACGGTCTGACCGAGTCGAAGAAGCAGACCCGAACCGACTTCAAGCGGTGGGGCAACATCCAGATCTACAAGTCGGTCATCACCGACGAGGCTCTCACTTTCACGGTGGAGTTCCTCGAGTCCAACCCGAACGTGATGGCCCTGTACTACCGGCTGACCGCGGCGCCTACCCCGGACGCGACGTCGCACGTCATCAAGTTCTCCGACGACATCACCGGCACGCGGGTGATCAATGCTCTGGTGTTCGACCTGACTGAAGGTACGAACCACGTCCGGTACTGGTGCCCGCGTGCGGAGGTCACCGACAACGCCGACGTGGTGAACAAGACCGACGGCGAGCGCACCTACGGTGTGACGATCACCGCCTACCCGGATGACACCGGCGTGGCGATCTCCCGCCAGTTCCTGCTGGATGCGGTCGTCAACGGTGCCTGACGCATTGCGGGCGGTCGAGGCTGACGCCAAGGCCGACCCGGAGGGCGTGCTCGTACCGCTGACCACCGACGATGGCACGCTGGAGTTCCTGGTCCCGCACCCGTCGATGTGGTTCGAGGGCGCCGTGGAGGCGCTCGTGCAGGGTCGCATCTCGGAGTGGGTCCACCACGCGATCGACGATCAGGCCGCGCTGGACCTGTGGGACTCGAAGCGGAAGCGGTACGGGCAGCTCGAGGCGTTCCTCGATGAGTGGACGAAGCGGTCGGGTGAGACCCCGGGAAAATCGCCAGCGTCCGAGACTTCCTCGGAGGGGAGCACGAGCAGCACGGCCCGCACGTCGAAGCGTTAGAGGCGGACATCGCCCACTGGTATCCGGGGCGCTCCGTCAAGGAGCTGTTCCGGGGCCGGATGTCCTACCGCGAGTTGTGGTCGCTGATGCAGCACCTTCCGCAGGAGTCGTGGACTCAGACGATCCTGCGGGACAAACCGCGGTCGGAGACGTCGCTGGCAGATATTCCGCTGGCGTCGGGGCCGCGAAAGTTCGGCCCGTGGTCCCAGCAGGACTACCTGTTGGCGCGGCTGGTCGACGCCGTTGAGCGGAACAACTACCTGACGGCGTTGGTGGGGCGCTTGGAGCCGAAGCCGAAGCCTCCGGTCCCGGTCGCGCGGCCGGGCCTGGATCGGAAGCCGCGGAAGCAGTCGGACGCGAACGTCGCCTATCTGAATCGGCTGCGAGCGAAGGGGGCCTGATGTCGATCAACGTCGGGTCCGTTTCGGTCAAGGTCGTCCCGGATGCGCGGGACTTCAACGACCGGCTACGGGCGGACCTTTCCAACCTGCCCGATCAGCGGATTCGGGTCACGCCGGACATGACCGGGTTCCGGGAGAGGGTTCGGCAGACTGTCCAGCCGACCGGCCAGGAATCGGGGGGCCTCCTCGCGCAGGGTATGCGTCAGGGCTTCATGAAGCAGTCGCCACTGATCGTGGCCGCTGTCGCTGGGGCCCTGACGGCCGGTGCCCCGGCCATCACGGCGGCCGGGGCAGTGCTGGTCAGTGCTCTCGGCGCGATCTCGGTCAAGTCGAGTCAGACCGTGGCCAAGGCGTGGACCGATCTTGGCGCGCAGATCAAGGAAGCGGCGCAGGCTGACGCCGGCTCCCTGGTTCCCGTCTACACGAACGTTGCGACGCAGATCGGTGCCGAGTTCCACCGCCTGGACCCGATGATCGCTCAGGCGTTCCAGGCGTCCGGGCCGCTGGTGGAGTCGTTCACCTCGGCGGTCCTGCGGGCCGCTGATGTCGCGGTGCCGGGGCTGGTCAACGCGGTCAAGGGCGCGGGCCCGGTCATCAACGGCCTGGACGCGCTGGTCATAGACATCGGCAAGGGTTTCGCTGGGCTGCTCACCGCGGTCACACAGCACGCCGGAGCCGCCGGGACTGCATTGTCGTCGCTGGGCAGCATCCTGCAGACCGCGCTTCCCGCGCTGGGCACTCTGCTCGGTGAGGGCGCGGAGCTGGCGTCGACCGTCCTGCCGCCGTTGGCGAGCGTGCTGGAGCTCGTCGGCAAGGCGCTCAACGTGATCGGGCCCGTGCTACCGACGGTCGTCCTCGGTTTCCTCGGCTTCAAGGCCGCGCAGCTTGCCGCGGGCTATGTGGGGACGTTCGCGCAGCGGTTGGCGTTCGCGTCGTACGGCACATCGTCGTTCGCTGGGGTCGCGGGACGGGCGTCGACCGCCATCTCGGGGGTGGCGAAGGCCCTCCCCATTATCGGCGTCGGTGTGGCACTGCTCGGCTCCGCTTTCTCGGCGGGCAAGCAGGATGTCGACGACTGGGCTCACGCGCTGCTGGATGGCGGCAACGCTGCGGCCCAGGCGGCGGCGCAGATGCAGCACATCCACGACGTGACCCAGGCCGGGCTGGGCGGGCTGCACTCGTGGAGTGACGTCTGGGACCGCATCAAGGCGCTGACGCTCGGCACGAACAATGCGCAGGCTGACGCGGCGCAGAAGGCGAAGGAGCTGACGGCGGCGATGTCGCCGCTGGAGCGGGCGCAGCAGGACGTCACGAAGTCGCAGAACGACTACCTGTACGCGGTGCAGAAGTGGGGCTCGGACTCCGGCCAGGCCGTGGCCGCCTCGCAGTCGTACCGGGACGCCCAGCAGCGCCTGAAGGACATGCAGGGGCTGCTGACCACCGCCACCAACGGTGCGTCCACTGCGGCGCAGCAGAATGCGACGCGGCTGCAGGGCATCGCCACCGCGTCCAGCAACGCGTCGAGTCAGATCAACCTGCTCGCGGGCGCACTGAACGCGCTGACCGGCAAGCAGGTGTCGGAGACTCAGGCGCAGATCGCGGTCACGCAGGCGGTCAACAACGCGATCACTTCGGTCAAGGGCCTGCACGGTGGGCTGGTCGACGCGAACGGTGCCCTGACGGTGCAGACCGAGAGGGGCGCGGCGGCCCAGCAGGCGCTGATCCAGTTGGCGGGCTCGGACAACACGCTCATTGCGACGTTGGAGAAGCACGGCGCGACCACGCAGCAGGTTGCCGCGAAGGACGCCCAGCTCCGAGACCAGTTCATTCAGACCGCCGAGAAGATGGGCTACACCGCCGGTCAGGCCAAGAATCTCGCGGATCAGATCTACGGCATCCCGACACAGCGCAAAGTTGAGATCACCGCCGACACCAACCCGGCGGCGTCTGCGCTGAACGCGCTTATCGGGAAGTTCCAGTCGGTCAACTTCGGTACCGCGCTGCACGCACGCGCCTTCGCCGAGGGCGGCTACACCGGCCCAGGGGCCAAGTACACCCCGGCCGGCATCGTGCACGCTGGCGAGATCGTTTGGTCTCAGAACGACGTGGCCAGGGCCGGCGGCGTGGCCCGTGTCGAAGCCGCTCGGGTCGCTGGACTGCCCGGCTACGCAAACGGTGGCCTGGTCGGCAACTCAAGCCTGATGCGGTACCTCGTCGAGTTGACGCAGGCGGGCGCTTCGCAGTTCAGTAGCGCCCTGCAAGGTGCTCTCGGCGGGGTGCCCGGCGCGCCAGGGAACGTGAACGCGAACGCCGCGCTCGCCCAGCAGATGGCTGCCCGCTACTACGGGTGGGCCGGGGCGCAGTGGAACGCGCTGTACGCCCTCGGGAAGCGCGAGTCGGGTTGGAACAACACCGCGCAGAACCCCACTTCCACCGCCTACGGGATTCCGCAGTTCCTCAACTCGACGTGGGCGACGGTAGGGCTGTCGAAGACGTCGAACCCGGCCGTGCAGATCGCCGGCATGGACAAGTACATCGCCAACCGGTACGGCGACCCGATCCACGCTTGGCAGCATGAGATGCAGTTCGGCTGGTACGACAAGGGCGGCCCGATCGACCCCGGTTATCACCTGATCTACAACGGCACCGGCCAGCAGGAGTTGATCGCCCCCAAGCAGACGTTCGAGCAGGCGATGTCGGGTGCGAGTTCCCTCGCCGACAAGCTGACCGGCTTGCAGATCAGTGGCCGGCTGGAGATGGGCACCGACGGCATGGTGACCCTGGTCGACGGCCGGATCGACAAGGCGCTCGGCGCGGTTACGGACGCCGTCCACTACACGGGGGTGTGATCGGTGACGCTCACCCTCACGGCGTCGGTGGAGGCCGACCACACCCCGCCTCGGGTGCGGCTGGACGTGAACGACACCACCGGCACGGTTCCGTCAGTGACGATCACCCGCCTAGACCCCGACAGCGTGTACCGGAAGGTGCGTACCTCCGATGATGCGCCGCTGCCACTGTCGGGCGGTTTGGCGACGATCTACGACTACGAGGCGCCGTTCGGCTACGCGCTGACCTACATGACCGACCTCGCCGGCAGTCCCACGGCCACGGTGCAAATCGACTCGGCCCAATCGTGGCTGGTACACCTGGGGGTGCCGTCGCGTTCCTGTCCGATCGAGTTTGCGCCGGGTTCGTTCACGACGGTCACGCGGACGGTGCCGCAGGGCGTGTTCGTGGTCCTCGAGCGGCCGGACCCGGTCGTTGCTTCCGGTGGTGCTCGCCTGCTGGGCGCGTCGCAGTTCGTGCTGATGACCGAGACGATCTCGGACCTGGCCGCGCTGGATCTGCTCTTCTCCGATGGGTCGACGCTGTTCCTGAACGTGCCACCGTCACTCGGCTATGACGTCGATTCGATGTACGTCGCGCCGGGTGATGTGGTGTTCGGTCGTCCGTCGTCGGTGGCGACGCACAAGGATCGCACTATCACGGTGCCCTACCAGACTGTTGGTCGCCCGTCGGGTGGCACGCAGGCGGCGATTACCTGGAATGACGTGGCGACGCGGGGCGCGGACGACTACACGGCTGCGCCGAGTAGCTACGCGACGTGGGCGGCGGCGGCGGCTGCGGCGGATTCGTGGGCGGAACTCGCCGCCCCGACGAGCTGACCAATGTACGACGTCAGCGCCACGTTCCTGGACACGGTTCGGAACGGTGGCGGGGAGTGGTACGGCTACGTCGAGGCGTACTACAACGGCGCGCTGATCACTCTGCCGGATGGTTCGACGCGGCTGCCGCTGCGGGTGGACGGCCAGAATCAGGTCGGCGTGGACGGGTCGACGCCCGGCGTGCGCCGCACGGGCGGTCTGACGGTGGCGAAGCAGCCGGGTCTGTGGAATCTGCTGGCGCCGCTGGGCACGGAGCTGAAGGCGTACACGGGGATCCGCTACCTGTCGGGTGACACGGAGGTCGTGCCGCAGGGCGTGTTCGTGGTGGACACGCAGCAGATGGACGTGACCCCGTCTGGTGACCTGCAGATCACCGCCCCGGACAGGTGGGTGAAGATCCAGCGGGCGAAGTTCCTGGCGCCCCGCGCTTCTGTGCCGACGCAGACTCTGCGGCAGGCGATTGCCACGCTGATCACGGAGGTGGTCGGCGGCAGCGTGACGGACACGTCGACCTCGACGGCGACGGTCGGCGCGCAGACGTGGGATCAGGACCGGGCGCAGGCGATCCAGGACATGGCCACGGCCGGGTCGTTGGATGTGTTCTTCGACCGGGACGGGAATCCGGTCATCCGGGATGCGCCGGTGCTGCAGTCGTCGGCGGTGTGGT